TCTTCAATTTCTTTTTCATTTGCTGTATGGTCAAATTCCTGACACACAACAGTTACTTTGATACTTCCGCTTTCTGGTATCACAACAATATCTGGTAAGTCCCATTTTATTCCTTCTATATCTTCTGCAATTCCTTCTATAATCTGTGTTTTTGGTACACCTGTAATCAATACGTCACAAGTACTTTTTGTTTGTATTTTTCTTTTCATACCGTTTATTTTTACAACACTGTCTAATGCAGAACCGATTGCAGTTTTGGGGCTTCTGCTTTCATATACACTTTGTAATAATTCCATAGTGTCATATATTTTTGACGCTTGTGCTGATATCATTTCATAATCCTGACTATCATTTTCTAAATAAATATCTGCACCAAAAATGGACTTGGCGTGTTCCACCAAGTCCTCTACAATATCAACATATCTAGGAATATGTATTCCTTTTTCATCAATATAAGGTTTAAAATACAAAATAAAACCCTCCTATTGTACTTTTCCAATATCTACCGAAATCGTGCCATATATCGTTTCTACAATACAATTTGCACTATATACACGATTTTGAAACGTGCTTGTATAACTTTTGATTTCTTTTACATCTTTTGTATCTGCAATACGTTCTGTAATTAGCATATCTATCATTTCTTTGTGATTGCCATAACTACCCAATATTTTTTCAAATAATGGTAAACCCTCCTCTGTATTTTCCCACCATTGCCCATAAAGCAATGCTAATCTTGTTTTGATTGCCTGTGCAACTGCCTCTTTGCCTTGTTTGATATCATTTTGTCCTAGTGCATAATCTCCATTTTTATCTAAAGCCCTATACTGCAACAAATTCACCGCCTTATATAGGTGTTTTTGTATTGTCATGTCCAGATACAACACCATTATGAATATGATTTATAAATGAAATACCACCAATCACCGCATTTTCTGTAATTTCTACATTTCCTTTTATAGTAGATTTACCATCTGTACCAATGTAACTACCATTTATTGTTGTATTTCCTTCTATTCGGATATTTTTCGATTTCAACAGTATGCCTTGTTCTGATAGCTGTATATAATCTGTACCGCTGTCATTTCTTAATTGTACCCCTTCCATATAAATATATTTTAATGCTTTTGGCACACTTGTAATACCTAATATCGCACAAGCGTCTGACAAATCATGTCGTCTTTTTTCCGCTTGATTTTGTACTCCTCCCAACTGCCACCAACTATCTATACACATATCAGAAAATACAAGTAAACATTCATCACCCGCTTTTACTGGAAATGTTAAACTGTATCCTCCTGCTCTTGGAAATTGTACAGGTACATCAGAAAGTTCTGGCAATGCTGTAGATTTTCCTTGTAATGTGTCCTTGATTGCTGGTTGTACAGATACCGTTTGTTTTTGTGAATCAAACTGCACAACGATTGCTGGTATTGCTACTCTTGCATTTTGAATATAATTTTCTGTCATGACTCTTAGTGCTTCCTCATTATCTCCTATCCATTCACTAATGTTCATAGTATTTCTCCTATCTCATACAATTTCCTGTTACTGGAACGGCTCCAGTCTGTGCCACTGCTGTAAATTCTGTATACCATTCGTCGCCTCTTGTATCCCCTTTGTGCGTTAATTTAATGATTTTAAATATTCCAAAACCTTCTATATTTTTGACACCATTCTCTTTATCTACCTTTTGACGCTGTATAGAGCTAAAATCTATTGAAACCATTTTATTTAAGTCTAATAAAGGATTTAATAGACACGTTGCTTGTATACCCTCCTCTGTTTGCTCAGGCATACCAATCAAGCCACTTTCGCTATTTAATTTGATTACTTCATTTGTAGGCAAATCCATTGCTTTTACAAATTCAATTTTATTGTGATTAATGTAAAATGCAGCCTGTTCACTTTTTGCAATTTGTCTGAAATAATCCCTTGTCAATCCAAAAAATGCTTTGCCCCTTGGTAATGCTGTTTGACTTAAATTTTCAGATATCTGTCCTAACTCTAATGCATTAGAAGATTGTTTTGTCATGTTTTCTAATATATCCCTTGTTGTTTGTCCTGCTCTAAAAGACGCATTAATAATGCCTTTGTTGTAAAACAAATCTCCATCTTGTGATATCAATGTTAATGTATAAGTTGTGTTATCTTCCTTTCCTCTTAATGGCTGTACAATATCTCCAGAAAAAATAAGTCCATACTGTTGATTTTGATAACCAGCTTCCAATATAATTTTTGCACCTTCTTTTATAATACTGTTTTCTGTTTGTGCTGATAAATTGTATAGCACAATTTCTGAATAATTAGGCGTTTCAGATAACGATTTCTCTATGTGAAATGTGCAACGTAATGCAGATATATCCATACCAATACCGTTTACATCACTGACAATCACTCTGTATTTTCTTCCAAAAAGTACATTATCATGAAAATCACTCAATGGTGTCCCCCCAAACTAATATAAAATCAGTACCTAAATTGGTAACATCTGGATTTTCTTTTTTGATAGAATCATTGATTTTAATGACATACATAGAACCAATTTGCAAATAACTATATTGCTCTAAAACATTTGCTGCTGGATATTCACTTGCTAGTAGAGGTAATCCAGAAAGTATTATTTCTCCTGTATTGCCGTTTGCAATATCTATATTCCAATATCCCGCTTGACTGTTGTATTTTATTGTTAGTAAAAAAGAAATGTTTTTGTTGTCAATGGGTACTTTTACATACATCTGTTGGTTTGGCTCTGTTGTTAGCGGTATGATACAATAATTGTAATCCTCCATATTTTTCACCAACTTTCTAAATTTAAGGCAATAAAAAAACACCTTTCGGTGTCTTTTTGTTAGTATTGTGCTAATGTTTCCCAAACTTCTGGGAATAAACATTCTCCATCAGTTATCCAAACTTGATAATCTTCTGCCATCAATACCCATACAGCAGCAGGTTCTAATTTACTAAAAAGTGCTTTCATCATTTTATAATCTTCATTATTTTTTAATTGTTCTATTGCTTGTTTTACATCTGAAGTCATCTCTTCATTCATCTTTTTTGTAAATTCATTAACAGCTATTTCCATTTCTGGGTCAAGTATTTCTGTTGTTCCATTACCATCTATCACAACAGCATTTTTTGAACTATCCCAATCTACTGTATATCCCATAGCCTCCAATACAGCCCTTACTGGCATATAATTACTAGCGTTCTTTTCTCCCTCTTTTACAACCGAAATCATAGGCTGTGAAAGTGACAATGTTTGTCCATTATAAATTACTTGATTTTCATTGAATGTAGCTGTTTTAATACTTCCTGCTGCAAATGCCGTTGTTAATCCTATTGCCCCAACTAGAATACCAGCTACAAATGATTTTAAATGTTGTTTCATTTTAAATATTCCCCCTTCAAATAACATGATATTAAAAATATATCACATTTCTACAAAAGTCACAATATTTTTTCATCATCTTTCTATTTTCCATACAATACTCTAAGCGTTGACCGATTTACTACTTTTTCCTCCACCTTTGCTTGTACTGGTTTTGAAACATTCTTTTTGGGTATCGGCTGTACCGTTCCCTTTTTTGTTGTACCTGTTTTTTGAGGTTCTGTACTAGTTTTATTTTCAATCGTAACGGTTTGTGTTTTTGCCGTTATAATTTCTGTTAATGTTACTGTTACTCTTAATCCAAATAGCGTTGTATAATCATCTGGTGCAGTAATATTTTCAATTAACATATTTTTATATGTTTTTAGTCTTGTATGCACTGTTAAAGGTTGTCTTTCTGCCTGCAATTTTAAAAGAGTATCATAGGCACTAACAGAACGGGTATATTTTTGTTGAAATTGCCCAGATACATAACTAACACAAGCGTCACTCATACCGATTTCCATAGTAATACTTTGTGGTTCTAAATAAGCATGGTCTGTTATATTTGCCCCTTGTTCCACAGGGTGACTTGTCATTGTTAATTTGCTTGTGTGGTCTACTTTCAAAAATGCGTCAAAAAAATAGTTCTCTATGTGCGTTTTGATTCCTACTAACTGTGGTATATTTTGTTCTGTAAAAGGTGATATTCCATAAGAAGCCATAATATTCCCCCTTTTTTACAATAAAAAAACACCTACTAAATTAAAGTAGATGTTTTTTATTTTGTTAATGATTTAAGTCTTCCATTAGTTCTGCAATACTATGAAAAGTTTTACTCAAATTTCTTTCATTATTCACATCATCAATTGCTTTCATTGTTTCAATAGCTGTTTGATGAATATTAAACTCTGTTTCTAATGTTTCATATTCTTTTTTAAACTCTGGGTTTTTCGTATGTTCTTCTAATAGTTTACCAAAATCATTATACATCAGAAATTTCCTCTTTTATTTTTATGTTATAGGATATATCTTGTATTGTCAATTTATTTTATAACGCTCCTTGCAAATTTCTGATTCTTTTTTGTACTGTTCTGTCAACTGCTTTTGCTGTTGATTCTGGTTTTCCTGATGTATCATGTATAGTATATTTTGATGTCATATCAATATAGTACTGATTTGAAACATTTTGATTATTTGTCTGATATGTTGTAGCCGTTAAACCTGTATGCAGTTTTGCCATATTATTTGCTGTCTGTTCCATAAATCCCTTTGCTTTTTCCAGTTGTTTTGGCTGAAATCTGGAAAGCCCTAAATAGTCTGCACCTTTCTGCAAAAGTTGTTTTGCTCTATCTTTTTTTGTTAATGGTACAATCAATTCTGGCTGATTTCCTTCTGCAATTTCAGCTATTTGATGTTGTGTAACAATTCCGCCTTCTGCATAACCATTTTCACTATTCCCACCAAATACAAAATTTTTCACGCCATTTAATTTTTCTCCTATACCATTAAAACTACTTTTTATTTTAGCAACTTTTGTTTCAAACCAATCTACTATGGGCTGAAAAACATTTTTGATATTATTTACTGCCTCTGAAAATTTTTGCTGTATATATTGAGGAATACTTGAAAATTTATTTTTGATGTCATTTACTTTACTTTGAAACCAATTCACAATAGGCGAAAATACTTGTTTGATTACAGAAACTACTTTTGAAATAATATTTTTAAAAAATGCAACAATATTATTCCATATTACAACAACAGATTGATATGCACCATCAAAATCGCCTTGTATCAAACTTTTTACAACAGAGAAAATTAACTTGATATTTTCCCAAAGCATATGAAAAAAATCTATTATGATACTGATAAAATTCTCTACTATTGTAGCGATTGCCTGCATGACTCTGCCAAAAAAGGAATCTGAATTTGCAAATTTATTTTTAAAATCCTGCCACTTTTGAAGTATAAAATTGACTGCTTCTGTCATAACGTCTTTTATTTTATTTCCAAATGCAATAAAAAACGCTTTTACTTTATCCCAATTTTTTATAACAAGTATTGCAATGGTAATGAGCGCAGCAACTGCCAATACAATCAATCCCATAGGAGAAGTAAAAAAACTGATTGCAGAACTTATTCCTTTTACAATGATAGAACCTGCACTCTTTATTACTTTTAATGCTGTTTTTGCTATTTTTGTTCCATATTTTACAATAGTACCGACTACCTTTTTGCTCGTATTTGCAATATTTTTTACAACATCACCAGAATGAACTAGCAAATTTTTAAAATCCTGCCACTTTTCTTTTAAATTTGTAATTTTATCCCCAAGTGACTGTATACCGTTTTTGATTCCTTTACCAATTTTCCAAGATAAAAAAGCCATTCCAATACTTTTTATAACGCTTTCTGAATCACTAACTTTATTCAGCCATTGCAGAACAATTTTAACAGCACTTACCGCACCGTTTAATAAATCCAAAAGTAAAGGCAGTCCAACAGATATTGTCCATTCTAAAAATGTTTTTCCTTTTCCTCCAAAACTATCTAAAAATGTCCTGCCTATATTTTTTAAAGTATCTAACACCAAAAATAATATTTCTTTTAAATTTACAAATAATTTCTTTATTTTTTCAATAGAACTACTATTTTGAAATTGTTTAAAAAGGTCTTTTACTGTATTCTTTGCATTTAATATCCATTGTTTGATAGTTTCCATAGCGTCAATAAAACATTGTTTAAACTTTTCTATTGCGCCACTATCCTTTAATGTATTGTAAATATCAATGAGTTTTTGCCATAGTCCACCGAGTAAAGCTTCTCCACCATCTACATAAACAAAAAAATCTTCTAATAAAAGTAATGCAGCTGTAATAATAAACATCAATTTTCCAATAGGTCCTGCTCTAATAAATAATGCTAATGCAGCCAATAACGCTGTTACTATTTTAATTTCTTTTGGTATCATATCAAATATTTTTTTAATAGCGTCAAATATTGCTTTTGCACCTCTTATGACAGTAAGCCCCAGCCTTACAATAGAGGAGAGAAAAAAGCCCATACCTTTTGACCATTTAGGAATGTTTTTTAATATGACATCGTTCAAACTACCAAATAGTTGTTTTGTTTTTTCAAGAGGTTGCTGTAAATATTTCATGGTATAGTGTCCTATCCATGTCAATGCAAGCATACTTTGTTGTTTTAGTCTTAAAAATTCTATTTTGATATCATTGACTTGCTGTACTCCTACAGACATATCAGGTATTTGTATTTTTTGAGCGTCCTCCTGCAATATTTTAAATTGTTCCTGCAATTCTTCGCTTGCTTTGATATCCTCCATAGATACACCCATAGCGTCAAGTGCCGCTTTTAATCTATATGCCTCCTCTCTGCTTTCTCCTATTTCCTCGGCATAGTCTGCTATTTCCTTTTCTGCATTTGCTATATGATTTAAAAATTTTGCAACGCCTATACTTGTTGCTCCAATAAGCGAAACCACTGCTGTACCTGCAACAGCAAATTTTTTAGCAAAACCTTTTACAAAACTGCTTACTTCTCCATCTGCTTCATCAAGTGCTTCCCCTAGCCTTTCAGAAAAGTTGTCTTGTATACCAAGTGATACAAGATATTCCTTAATATATTCAGAAGCTGGCATTTTTTCTCACTTCCTTTTGCTGCTCCATATATTGGTATTCTCGTTTCTCATTTTCACTTTTGACAATCATGACTTCCGTTATATCAAGTAAATCATCAAGTGTATATGTTCCGTCCCATATTTCATATTGTTTCCAATAGCCTGCAATAACTGGAGCATATAGCATATCTTCTACATTTTCACATTTTGCTTGAATGTATCCACAATCGGACTGAACTTGGAACGCCAAAGGCTTACGTCGAAAAAACCTTCATAATTAAACACTAATACTTCTGTAACAAGTCGCAATGTCAATATCACATCTGTATCTACTCCTGTTACACCATAAGTACCATCTATATTTAAAACATTTGCTGTACCTGCTGGAAGTATTTCGCTGCAATGCTGTAAAGAGGTATCAATTACTTTGTCTAAATCTTTATCTTCTAATGTATCAAGACAATTTTGTATTGCTAAAAACAGTTCATTTTCTTTTACTATTTCTATTTGTTTTTGTTTCTTTTCTTCAAAGAACATAGAAAAAGCTGGCAATGCCTTTGCTAATATCGTTTTTGCCAGCTTCAAACTACATTTTGCATTCATTTTTCTAATGAGAAATGTTCTTTCTTCTACTTGTATTGTTTTTGTATTTCCATTCATACTAAAACACTCCTTTTAATATTCTTGCAAATCTCCAGCTAAAAATGCCCATGAAATTTGTTGTCCTGTCTGTTGATACGCTCCATCAGGCTTTTTCTGAAATGACATATTTGTTGCTGTATGCGTTACTCCCATTACTTTACTTTCTGCCATCAAAGAAATTTGAGCCCATTCAGAAGAAGATGCTGTATACAAATAGTTAAACATCTTTCTTAAAAATTGATTTGCTTGTGATGTCTGTTGTACTGATATGGTAACAGTACCATTTCCAGCCCTTATTTTTGATGTCATAACAGAGCCATCTGAAGCAACATCATGTGCAGACGAGTCATTTGCCATAGCAAACGTAATAGAACCTAGTCCTGTACCTTGAAAAACAAATTGCCCCACTGATGGGTGTGATAATGTTACAGATAAATCTTCAAACGCATATGTACTGTGATGCATTTTCTCATCTCCTTTATTATTAAAGATTACCTATTTACATCAATTTGCAATACTACAGAATGTACTGCACCTGCTAATTTTAGAGGAGTATAAATAGGTGGTGCCATTCTAGCATCTCTATCTGCTTGACTTTGTTCTGAAATAGGTTCTGACAATATCATATATCCTTCTGGCATAGTATCTCCTTGCGATAATTCTAATATATCAGGACCATTCCATACACCTGGTGCAATAAATCCAATTCTAACTGCCTTATCTAAATCTGACTTGATTGCCAATTTAATAGACAACACACCTGCTTCTGTTTGTGGTATTTTAGGTCTGCTTTTTAATAAATCCATTATAGACATCTGCATATTGTTTGCAAGCATATCTAAATTCTGCTTTTTTATAAATCCATTATAGACATCTGCATATTGTTTGCAAGCATATCTAAATTCAATATCTCATCAAACCAAGTACCATCTGCCATAACACCATTTTCAAACATATTATAAGCGTCATCGCTTCCACGACTGACATAATAATTACCATTATTTTTTACTAAATTTGTTACCTGCTGGCTTGTTAAATCATCTGGTATCACACCTACTTCTGTTTTAAATTTGAGTGTATAAGCACTATTTATCGTTGCTGTATTTGCTCCCATAGCATAGCCCATAATCGCAACAATAGCATAAGGTGTTTTAGAATACTGTCCTATACTTCTGCGATAACTTTTTTGTTTCAATATCTCAAATACATTTCCCTCTATTCCTTCTATTGTGTCACTATCATTTGTTGTAAAAAATTGCACACAAGAAGGATATGCTGTTTCTACATAGCTTGCAATATCTAATATTTCCTGTTTTGTTGCACCACAATAACTTACTGCATACCAATCTGTATTTTTTGCTCTGCAAGCCTGCAACGCTTGTAATATTGTTTCTGTTTCATTTTCTGTTTCTATTTCTTCTACTTCCTCTAATTCATCATTTATTTTATATCGTCTGCCTACTGCCAAACGACTTGGCTTTTTCTCTGCTGAAAAATACAACTGTGCAGCTTGATATTCTGGCATATCTTCTGTAAATCCTGCTTCTGTCATTTCCTCTAATCCACTATATACAACAACTCTTTTCTCTAATGGTATGACGTTACTATCTCCTATAATCAACGCAACATTAAATCCTTTTCTGACTGCTGCTTTAGGAGATAAATTGACAATTACTTTTACAATATCATCTAATTTCAGATTTGACACTTTTGATTAGCTCCTTTCCATTTGTTACTGTCGTTGCTGTTACTGTTACACTTTCTATAGATTTGATTGCTTCTTCCCTTCTAACATATTCATTAAATATTACTGTTACATCAACTCTATTCCACCATTGCCCATTAATAAGTTCTGGTACTCTTTTAATTGCTGCAATTGGCGGAACAACAAAAAAATGATGTCTTTTCAAATATTCTCGTATTCTTTCTCTTTTAAAGCCATCTCTAATATCTCTAGCACATTCATAAGCATTAGGACCATAATTTGCAAAAAGTACTGTATGAATATCTGTATGTTCATCTACTTCTATAAAATCTCTTTTTTGTTCGTCTAACTCATAAGTAACATCACTTAATCCATTGTAACTGCCATCTTGTGGTAATTCATATATGAAACATACATCTTCTTCTCTTTTCCATGTAGGTGTAGTGTCTGATTGTTTATTTTTTATATCAGACCCCCAAGGAAAGCGTATTCTTTTTTGATTTTGCTTTTCTTCTGGATTGCTATTCCATATCATAAATACTGCAACACGAAATATATCTTCTATTTCTTCTACTGTTTTAATCTGCTCCATTCTCGTCAACCTCCACAGCAAAAGCCCTGCAATATCCTCCAGAACATTGCCAATTTTTGACCTTTATGACTTTATATTTTTTTCCTAAATATTCTATGACATCTGAAAACAGTTCTTCTTGTTCATATTGTTGTGTTACAAATATTTCATCTGGATAGGCACATAAAAATTTCATAATAAACTTTTGTCTGTCACCTATATCTAATTGCTCTAACTCTTTTTCTGTAGCTGGTTGTACCACACCAATATAATGTATTGTTTGTTCTTCTTTAAAATGAAATCGTCCTTTTTCCCATATACCTTTTTTTCTATGTACTATATATTCTGTTGCAAAATCACTGTCTTTTATCAATTCTGACACATCAATCATTGTTATCCCTTCTTTTTTACAACATGAGTAATAGATTTCCTTAATTGTCCTGTATCAATCAATGGTTTACTGCTTCCTTTTTTCTTTTTTGTGCTTTCTGCATTTTCTGCCCAGCCATTTTTAGGATTGGTAAACCAGCCTTTTACGGCATTTTCTCCTTGTGTTCCTGCTCTTTCCATACCAGCCATCGCACCGCCTGTATCTCCTTCTAATGCCTTTAATATTGCCTCTTTTAACAATGTACCAATTTCTTCTTTGCTATCTTGTATTGCTGGCTCTACAACAGGTCTAGGAGGAATATTGTTTGCAGGAGAACCATTTGTATGAATATACAAAAGTTCTGCATTTGTAATATCGTTTTGCTCTCTGCCTGCTTCTTCTTGAGGTATACCTACAAGCACATCTATTTTTTTCAACTCTTTGATACTTTTTTGAACAGCTTGTAATTGTTTGTCTGTTTCTCTTACTTCTGCTAAAAATTCAAATACTTCCATAATTGTTGCTCCTTATGGCACTACAAACATACCTTTGCCATATAGTTTTGCAAGCATTACTAATTGTGTTCCATAGATAGTCATTGTCCAACCTCCCCATTCTGATAAACCTTGCAATGCTGTTGCATAATCGTAACTTACTGAAACACCATCTACTGTTTTGCTTGTTACAAGTCCCTTTGATTGTCCTGCATTGATAACAGCTTGTGCACTACTATCACTAATTGATTGCAAATAAAGTGTACAAAAATGTGCTACAAAAAGTCCTATACCAATTTCAAAACCATTTCTCCAACGAGAATATTTAATACAGTGATGGGCAAAATCTAAATACATTTGTATGGTTTCTTCTGGTAATATGGTTTCAAATTGAGGGTATCTCTTTAAAAAATCAGCAAGTGTAAAAGGCGGATTTTCTCCGCCTTTC